GCTCAGGAAGCTGACCAGATCCGGCTCGTTTTCCGTCACCTGCACGTGTGGGATCAGCGTCTCAAGGGTTTGTGCGGGCAGGGTTAAATTATACTGACGACCCAGGTCAAGGATGGTCTGGGCACGGATGTTGCCATCAAGGTGGCGATGAACGTCAGTTAACGGGAGGGTGGTATCAATCATGGTCGCACTCTTTATTAGTAGAAGTGCGAGCTATTATAAAAACAAAAGACGTCAAAAAGCTATTTGCGCAATGGATAATTCCGTTGCGCAACATAATTAAAGTAAAGCGCGGATCCCGGCAATCAGGCGCTCAACCCCCTGTGCAAGCTTGCTGCGCGGGCACCCGGCGTTCAGGCGGATAAAGCCGTCCCCCTCCACGCCGTAGGTATATCCCGGCATGATCGCCACCTTTTGCTGCTCAATCAGCACCGTCTGCAGCGCTTTGTCATCGATATTGAGCGGGCGAAGATCGATCCAGGCAAGATAGGTGGCCTCCGGCGGCTGCCAGTTCAGGGCCGGGAAAGCGGCATTCAGGCTGTCGGCCACATATTGTAAATTCGCCTCCAGATAGCCGCGCAGGGCATCCAGCCAGGGCTCGCCCTGCTGGTAGGCGGCGATATGCGCCACCAGCGCCAGCACCGACGGCGAAGAGAGCCCGTCGCGCCCCTTCAGCGCCTGCAAATACGACGTGCGGCTGGCCTCATCGCCAAGCAGGCCGTAAGCCCCGGTGAGGGCGGGAATGTTGAAGCTTTTGGAGCCGGAGGTCAGCAGTGCCCATTTGCTCTGCGCCACCTCGCACCAGGGAGTATGTTGATGGTTGCCCCACACCATATCCATATGAATCTCGTCGCTAATCACCGCCACGTCGTGCCGCGCACAGAGTTCAGCCATGGTGGTCAGCTCGTCACGGGTCCAGACCTTGCCGGTGGGGTTGTGGGGGCTACAGAGCAGCAGGATTTTGTTCTGCGGCCGGGCCAGCACTGACTCCAGCTCGGCCATATCGCACTGCCAGCCCTGTGCAGCTTTGTGCAGACCGACGGCAACCACCTGACGGTTATTACCCGCAATGGCATTGTAAAAGGCGTCGTAGGCCGGAGTGTGGATCACCACGCCATCGCCCGGGTTCGACCACTGGCGAATCAACTCCGACACCATATAGATCACCGACGGGCCATAGACGATGGCGCTGGTATCAATTTCGCTGTTAAAGCGCTGACGGAACCAGTGGGCCACGGCGGCCAGGAACTCGTCGTTTTTCCAGCGGCTATAGCCAAACACCCCGTGACCGATGCGCGCTTGCAGGGCGTCGATGATGCAGGGGGCGGTGGCAAAATCCATATCCGAGATGGTAAAGGGCAGCAGATCGGCGGCGCCGAAGCGGTCGGCAATGTAGTCCCACTGGGTACACCAGGTGCCGTGACGATCCACGACGGTAGAGAAATCAAACATGACGTTGGTCCTTAAAATAAAACCCCCTCATGGCGAGGGGGTTGAGGCATCAGGCTTCTACTGTTCGCATCAGGGTTGCCAGCTCGTCTTTCACGGACTGCACCTGCGGGCCGATGACCACCTGCAAATTATGCTGATTTAACTGTACCACGCCGATAGCACGGTTGGCCTTCAGGGCGTTGGTATCCACTTTCGACATATCCGCCACCGACAGGCGCAGGCGGGTAATGCAGTTATCCAGCGAGGTAATGTTATCCGCACCGCCCAGCGCCGCGAGAATGGCAGGGGTGTTATAGCCGGACTTCCCTATCTTACCCGCAACGGCCTGCTCAACGCTGGTGGCCGCGTCGGTATCGCGACCCGGCGTTTTCAGGTTAAAGCGGGTGATGGCGAAGCGGAAGATCCCGTAGTACACCGCGAACCAGATAGCCGCCACCACCGGCACCAGATACCACTTGGTCGACAGGCCGTGCAGGATCCCGAACACCACGAAGTCAATCACGTTGCCGTCGGTATTCACTAAAGTGCAATACCCCATAGTGAATTTATGTAATTTTTCAGTTGATGTTCCCGACTGATGTCTATCAAGGGATCACATCCTTTTCGAACCACTCGTTAGAACACATTTCAACAACTGCTTACCTGCGGATACAATCGCTTATCTCGTCTACTCTGGGTGTTTACACAATGTTCGGTTTTAGTCCTGAATACGCCGCATTTGGCGGTGCAACTACTGCTCGGCGTGGTGGATACCGCGATGCTGGCGCAAAACGCGATTACGGCGGCGGAGTCGCTGGGACTGGGTGGCGTTTACATCGGCGGCATCCGCAACAGCATTGAGGCGGTGACCGAACTGCTGCAGCTGCCGAAGCACGTTCTGCCGCTGTTTGGCCTGTGTCTCGGCTGGCCTAATCAGTCAATATCCTATTATGCATTTTTTTATTGAACGTTTTTCGTTCAATGTTTTTTAGCCTCCCGCTACACATGTATAAGCCATAGAAAACGTAAATTCTATAACTTATAGCAAAACCAGAACACCAATTTAAAATTATTAATCAATTATATCAATAAGTTAAAATATATAAGAAAAAATCATAAAGTTTCAAAATGACCTGACGATAACTTGTAGTGACACAGGCACGCCTGGCGTAATAAACCTAAAAGGAAAATTTTATGGCACAAGTTATCAACACTAACAGCCTGTCGCTGTTGACCCAAAATAACCTGAACAAATCCCAGTCTTCCCTTAGCTCCGCTATTGAGCGTTTGTCTTCCGGTCTGCGTATCAACAGCGCAAAAGACGATGCCGCTGGTCAGGCGATTGCTAACCGCTTCACCTCTAACATCAAAGGTCTGACTCAGGCGTCCCGTAACGCCAACGATGGTATCTCTGTTGCACAGACCACCGAAGGCGCATTGTCAGAAATCAACAACAACCTACAGCGAGTACGTGAGCTTGCTGTTCAGGCTACTAACGGCACTAACTCTGAGTCTGACCTGAACTCCATTCAAGACGAAATTACTCAGCGCCTGAGCGAAATTGATCGTGTTTCTCAACAGACTCAATTCAACGGTGTAAAAGTTTTGGCAACTGACCAAACGATGAAAATTCAAGTTGGTGCAAACGACGGTCAGACTATTGATATCGAACTAGATAAAATCGATGCAGACACCCTTGGTTTGAAAGATTTTAGCGTTGCATCTGCAAAAGTTCCTACATCAGGTGCGGTTGCATTAAAAAGTGAAATGTCTCCAGCATTAACTTCTGTAAATGCAACTACTGGTAAAAATGGTACCAACGACGCATTTGGAGATACTTTCCGCACTGATGATGTAGCTACATATTTTGACGGAAAATTTGCCACTACCGGTGATAAAACGAATGTATTGGGCAACGAAGCGGAAGTATTCCAAATTCAGGTTGAAGGACAAACCTATTTTGTAGCACAGGATGGAGATACTCCTACTAACCCCTATTCCTTACTTAAGCAATCTGGTTCAGGTTATGAAAAAGTAACTGTTGATAGTAAAAATGTTCAGATTGCGAATTTTGGCGGTCGTGTTACAGCATTTGTTGATGATGGTACGGCTTCCCATAACGCTCTTTCTGTTGATCTTCAGAAAGGAACTGTAGGAAAAGCATTATCATTCAATGATTCACAGATGTCAGTGTATGTTGACGGAAAAAACCTTGAAATTAAACAGGTTCTTGGCGCTGATGGTAAGCCTAAAGCCGGTGCTTTTGCAGCTCAAACCGCTGATGGGAAGTCTTTAGCAGTCAATATTGATACCAGTGGTAATACTTCAGTTGTAAAAGATACAGACGGCAATAATGTCGAATGGGTTGTTGATAAAGACGGCGCAGCTAAGACTGTGGTACGTAAAGATGATAAAGTATATGGCGCTTCAGTAACAGGGTTCGGTGGAACTCCAACGGTTACCGTTGATACTACTGCTATTGATGCTTCAGAATTAAAAGGGATGACAACTGCTAAGCCACTGGAAAAATTAGATGCTGCCTTAGCTAAAGTTGATAAGTTGCGTAGCTCTCTTGGTGCGGTACAGAACCGTTTTGATTCTGCTATCACAAACCTTGGCAACACTGTAAACAACCTGACTTCTGCTCGTAGCCGTATCGAAGATGCTGACTATGCGACCGAAGTATCCAACATGTCCCGTGCGCAAATCCTGCAACAGGCTGGTACTTCTGTTCTGGCACAGGCTAACCAGGTAACTCAGAACGTTCTGTCTCTGCTGCGTTAACTCGCAAAACGTTGATAAACCCCGCTTCGGTGGGGTTTTTTTTTATGTAAATTTTGTTTATCGTAATGATTTGGTTGTAGGTATTGCTTAATGGTTAACGACATAACATACGGGCGGGAAGCTGAAGTTTGGCCACGCGATTATTCCCTTTTATCCAGGAGAGTTCAGTTTCTTCGATTTAATGATGTACTGGTCAAAATGGTTAGTTGCAACGGGTTATCAATCATTGGTTACGTCGCGAAGTTTTATCCCGAAGAGAATGTGATCTACGTCTCAAGCAGACCCAAGGGCACGAAGCGGATAAAAATTTCAATGGAGTACATCGCTACGTTAGAAGAACTGCCTGTTGATTCAGACGTTAAACCATATCTGATTGAACCAGAACAATTCAACGCTTCCGTTACCGAACCTACCCGTAGAGACTTCTTCTCGATCTGTAATAAATGCTTTCAACAGGGTGTAGGCATAAGGGTTTATATGGGTGATGGTCGCGTTATCGAAGGTAAGACTACTGGTGTTAACGCTTGCCAAGTAGGTCTAATAAAGCCCAAAGGTAATCATGTGCAAATTTTGTTCGATTGGGTTAATCGTATCACGTCTGATGATTTCGTTGAAAATTGATTGTTCCTAATAATTCAGAACATATGACAAGTCCCATATTTACAGCAATGTATGGGACATTAATTAATTTTATCTTGAACGTTGTTTGTTTTTAAATTTACTTTTCGCACACAAGTAACTACAAAAAAAAGACGCCAAAATATAAGCAACCATTACACAGGTAAGATTATAGATAATCTCAGATAAAAAGGTGTTGTCGTTTACATTAACAAAAGCTGATTTGTCGGCGAGCCGTTGTATCATGGCCCTAAGCACAAAATGGTTAAGTACACAAAAAAGGAAAGGGAGGCTAAAATCAAACTCCTTCCTAATCTGTTAAGTTCATTTGCCCTGAAAAAGAAAAACATAGTAACGCCACAAATAATTGAGCATATACCGATAAGTGGACCGATAAAATCTGGATTCATACCCTTCCCTGTCATAAAATAGAAAAGAATAGAATAATATAATTAGATTTAGATGCATGCGGTTCTGATCAAAAATTAAAAGGTACTCCCGACCTGTTACACAAATGCGATGTTTCAGCCGCTCGTTCTTTCGTGTGTATCTGGGATTTGAAAATTGGTTAAGTTACGTCCACCTTCCAGCCAGCCCGAATCCATCAGAAAAATTTCACAAACTTTTCAGAAATCTTTTGTACTAGCTTGATGATACAAAATCTTCGAATGAAACAAATTTGTTAAGTATCTTCGGTGAAAATGTTCAATCTTGTCTCTGGCGATTTCCCCCGTTTTCTCCCGGTATAAATATATCCAGCAGGGGTTTTCCCTTGCGAAAAATTTCACAGAGAGATTACGCAAATGGAACAAGATTTTATTACCGCTTCGGAGATCGCCCGGCGTTATGGATTTTCTATCCAGGGTGTTCAGAAGTGGCGCGAACGTGGGATCCCTTACGATACCAACAAAAAGAAATATCCAGAGAAGAAAGCAACAGAATGGATTTTGAAAAATATTCTGGAACCGCTTAAAGATCTGGACACCGCCGAAGCGCTCAAATTAGCGAAGCTGAAAAAAGCGGAGAGTGAAGCCCGGATTATGGAGATGAACGAACGTACTCAAGCGGGTTCGTTAATTCCTGTTCAACTGGTTCAGAGTTCTATTTCGAAGTTTTCCAGCCTTGTCAGAACGAGCATGTTACAGGTGGCGACAACCCAAACCCAACAGATACTTGAAGCCGCTACCGATACCAGAACTCTTAAACGGGTACTCACTGAGATCATCACAGAACGATTAACAGAAATCGGTTCAGCGATGGAAACAGGCGAATTCCTTAACGACGATTCAATCATCCAATATTCAGAGGATCACGAAGATGGAAACGATAATGATACTAACCTTACTGATCAACTCCCTGATGATTCTGATATCGGGATATCTGATCATTTCGATGGGGGAGATAGTAGCGATGATAATCCAGAGTTTTTTAACGACTAAAAACAAAAAGCCCCAACCGTGAGGAAGGGGCTTTCTTTTTATTCTTCAACCGGGGTAAGTTCTGGTTGATTCTGGCTCTGTTCCATTCCAGCAATTTTTTCGTGCAACTGGTTAATAACTTGTCGGTAATGAGCATTAGTATTTTTAGCCTCCAACAGCATCCGGGTTAGCGAATGGTTGTCCTGATCAAGTTGATTGATAGTCTGGTTCAGTTGGTTGATATGGTTTTGGATCTGTTTTTGTTCGTTCATTTTTGATGTACCTAATTGGTGTTTGTTTAAGTACATCTATTTATCACCACTGAACGGACAGCATCGAAGCAGGTTCGGCTTTTCTTCTCTCTTGCTGTTTCGCCTGATAATCAACCCAGCGCTTTTCCATCTTACGGGCAACAGAATCAATAGCGTTTTCCCCTACGGTAACGAACTTACAGAATTCTTTTGCGTATACCCGGTTCCCTTTTACTTTGATGTCTTTGTCCAGGGCAATATACCGTTCGGTTAACCAGCGGTCGTATCCTTCAAGTTGCTGGATATCCTCACAAAAGTTTTTGAAAGAATGCCAGCGGGGATCAACGGTAACATCGTTGTAATTGTGGTTCGTTGGATCCGTACAGCGCTTTAACATCGCGTGCCACATCATATAGGCTTTCTGTCTTACCTTTGGTTCAATCGGGAATTTATCATCGATGTATCCGATCCCGAAAATAGCAGGGTGATAACGGTCGTGTACGGTTCCCTTTTGAATGCAATAGAAACTCACTACGGTTTCATAACCTGTTTCGATAAACCGTACTGTAACGCGCTGGTTGCCGTCGTAGGCGACGATCTCGAATTCCCCATCCTTTGAGGTGTACCGGGTTCCGATCAGCTCTCTGGCGCGTTCTGCTTTACGTTTCTTGCCAGCTTCACCCCGGCGTTCAATTTGTTCCATATTATTTTCCTCTGTTCGCGATCCCTTTTTCGTGTTCGCGATTAGTCATATCAACGTTAATAAAAAATTTGCCTGATTTACTCGTAATGTAGTTCCACTGGCCCTGGTAGAAATCCGGGCGGTTCCCGTGTACGAAGTGGTTCTCTTCGATTACTGTATCAACACCGCTCACAATTACGCGGCCTTGCAAAATGCCTCCTATATCGCCTGTATACACCCCTAAGCAAACGATGATCATTGGCTTTGTCATTTGGCTGTTGAAGTGAAAGAACACCCGGTAAACGCTCTCACCAGGCAACATAAGGCTTTCGATCTTCTTCTCTACGGTGCTAAACCGAACCTTGAGCGCTCCGGTCATTTCCAGTTGTGGGGTTGATTCTTTTTTGAATTCTTCTCTGATGTTCTTCTTAACTTCTTTATACGACGCGCCATAAATAGTTACAGGAGACAAAGAAGAAAGACGTTCAACAGATTGCGGGTTACTCGTTCCGATATAGTAATAATTCATGCAGTCGTTGTAATACTTCTTTCCATCCTGAATACGTAAATTGAATTTCATTCGAATACCTTTGTTATAATTATTAGTGGTACTCGCAATACCACTAGTTAAGTTTTAAATTTTTTCATAGTGTTTTTCTCATAAGGCCCCCGCTCGCAACGGGGGCTTTTTCATTTATTAGTGTACGGCGGCTAATGCAGCATCAAGATCGTTTGAATACTTAGCTTTGATTTCTTCGTAACACCATTCTTTTTTAGATGCCGAAATCAGGCCGCTCTTCATCATTCGACCCAGTAACCATTTTGCACTTGAACATTTCAACCGTGGGGTATTGTAAGCCCCGTTAATTTTGAAGTGTTTCATATACTGCTGGTATGGTTCGTTGCCTTTACTCGACATCATCACGCCAGAATTACGAAGATATTCGAACATCTGGTTTGGCCCTAACGCTCCGGTAATTTTGGCGAACGTACCAATACTGATCGTTTTGTCTTCATCAAAGAACACATCAATGAAGGTTTCGTGTTCTGCTTCTTGCTGGATCAGCAACTGTTCTTTCTCTTTGTTCTCTAGTTCCAGTTGAGCGCGTTCTGCTTCTTTCTGGGCTGCAAGCATTAACGCTTCTGCGAATGTCTGGGGGATTGCATAGGATGGTTTCTGTGCTGCTTCCAACTCTTCCAGACGTTCAATTACACCCATTCGGATCGCGGTACTGTATCCAGCAACCAGACATTGCGAATGTTTCTTGTCTAACAAGTATTCTTGTTTATATCCACGAATATCTGTAATAAGAACCACACCGGGAATTACTGTAACTCTTTGATTTTTCTGATGACTCTCTAGGGAGTCATGTCCCAGGTTGCTCAACATCTTCTCAACAGCACGAACAACATTACCGTGGCGGATTTCGTTCGGTACTTTCTCATGATCTTTGTACTGGTTGATCACTTCGGTTAAATCTTTTGAGGACATCATTACAGGCTGATTATTTGCCATTACTGCGGAAGTGTTAAAGCTGTTGTTTACTACTACGTTTAATGCGTTCATGTTTTGAACCCTTATAAATAATGTTGGATAAAGTGTTTTTCATAATGTATTTCTCACAAGGTTTTATTACTCAATGCCTCGGCCTACCGCCGGGGCTTTTTTATGCATCAGATGTTGATGGTTTTGTTAATCTCGATTCCGTATCGTTTTAATGCATTATAAAATGTTGCTTTGGTGATTCCGTACTCTTTCAGAAGTTCAATCTTCTGTTGTGTGTTTGCCGCCATATACAACGGGGCGAATTGCTTCAATTTAGCAAGATTCATTTTCATTTGATTTACTCGGTTTAAAATTTAAATAGGTGAAAAAATAAGGCCGTTAGGCCATTTAATTTCTTTCGTACATTTATTTATATGGCACTTCTCAAAAACCAGTATAAAAAGTAATCAATCGAACCAAAAATAAATTATATAGCACGAATAGCTAAAGAGATGGTTATATATTAAACAAATAATACTGTGTTTATATACAGTTTGATTAAAATATAATCAATTTAGAGCTGGTTTGATTACTCATTTCTTCAAGTTTTAGTTTTGAACTCGATACTATTTATGAATCACTCTGTATCGAACAAGATCCATGTTACATCGTAGAAATATGAAATCAAATTTAAATGAGAAAAAACTTGCTTTTAATTTTTACTCAAAAACTTGAAATGCTTTTTGAAATGATTTAACCACACACATCAATCTAATGATCTAAATCAATTCAAGAATCGACCGAAGGTCGGATTTCGAGGCGAAGCCGATGAAATCTAATCATGAACAACTATCGTTACGTAACCTTGATCACTTCGAAGTAATGATAATTAGATCACTTCAATATTACGTAGTGATCATTGTCGCTTCGCGATGTCGGCCTACGGCCTCCAGATCATTTCTTTTTATTTGGTTATTCGAGTAACGACTAGTTATGTATATGTATAGGCGACGAACCCAGTGATACCGGGGCTTGTAGACGACCTCAACTAACTTTTTAAACGGTGGAATGCCCCTCTCAGACGACCTCAACTAACTTTTGATTCCCCTCCCAGCCGTACAAACAAACCACAAACCCCAAACCAGCCGGGAGGGGAGACGGATCTTGCCATAAATAATGCCAAACAAGGAACTTCAAATATGGCATTACTAACGGCTACCAGCCTCAAACAGTGGAAACAAACCCAGTTCGATAAACAGCAAGGCGTATGCGTTCTGTGCGGCCTCCAGTTGGACTCTGTAGGCAAGGCTAATGTTGACCACAATCACCACACGGGCCATATGCGCGGCCTCTTACATCCCCTCTGTAATAGCATTTTGGAAGGTAAGGTTGCTGGCCTGATGTACCGGGCTGGCCTCAAAGGGAAAGTCGATTTCCCAACGGTGTTACGTAACCTCGCTGACTACTGGGAACAGGACTACAGCGAAGCGCCGATCCATCCTTCTTTCGTACTCGATGAAAGCAAGAAATTTGCCCGGTTCACCAGGGAACGAATGATCAAGGAACTCCGGCAGGAAGGGATCGACGTGGACAAAACTTACAGCCGGGAACAGTTGGTTGATATCTTCAAGAAAACATATCGCGAAAAACTCGCATAAATATATGTATACAAACAAAGAGAGAAAACAAAATGAAAAACAAAAACGACTTAACGCTATTTTTGATCTCCGTTACGACAATCATTAATAGTATTGCCATTTTCATGATGAAATAACCTAGAGAGAAAACGAAATGAGTGCTGCATATTTTCAAGGTAAATTATATTTCATTCGTCAAGCTGACAGGTTAGAAGATGATCACCCAACAGTTATACGAATGACGAAAATAATTTCTCTATACAGAGAATTAGAAAAATTTGTTACTGACGATGAAAGCAAAGAGTTGATGCGGTTCAACAGGGAGTTAAGAAGTGGAACGGATTCCAAATCGAAAGAAGAATTGATGTCGGTTTACAAAAAAGCCTGTATTGACGACAAATAGAGAAAAGAATGAGTAAATTACAAGAACGGATTGCCCATCTTAGACGCACCGAACAAGATTTAAAAAGTGAACTTAAACGAGTTCAATTAGAACTTGAGGAACGTTATGATCAATATCATCGTGCTTCTGACCGTTTTGTAAAAATTTATAAAAAAGATTGGCATATTCGAATGCTTAACATTCCCCATGATTGATGATCAACTAGACCACGAATTGAACTGGTGGGATCGCAGGATGGAAGAGTACCTAGAATACGAAAAGACTTTCCCGGTAGATGCGACCCTTGCCGAACGTAATAAACTGATCAGAGAATATTTCGATTCGCTGAAACAAATTTGATTTTAAAAATAGAACGGGGATAATAGGTTCATCGAAACAAATTCCCCGTTTCAAACAACCATAAATAATACAGAAAAAAGGCAATAATGCCTAAAGAGAGAAAACAAAAATGAACGAAGTAAAAACCAATGTCGAAGCAGTGAACTTTAAAATTGATGAAAAAACATATGCAAAAAGCGGTTATATCGCGGTACTTGTTGATGATGACATAGTATGTCTATTCTCACGTGAAGTAATGCACACTTATGATCCTGAAAAATTCAATAAAGATATTGCCGAAACTGTTAAAAAATATCTGGAAGCGAAACAGGTAGGCGAAGAAATTATGATTGGTTATCGTCGAGTGATGAATGAACACGGTCAGTTAGTGCCAGAAATGTACGAACTCAGTGTTCTGGAAATGATTGATAGTGTTAAAGATTGTGATCATAGGCTTGAAACTGCAATCGACCGCGCATTTGAGCAACACTCTAAATAAGATTATACAAAAGAGGCGGTGAGTATCTCCCCCGCATGGATTACCCGGTCTGGGTATCCAAATGATCATTTTCGAGTGGTCATTTGGATACAGTAGACATGTATCAGACCTTTAATTTCTCTCTTTAACCCGGCTAATCGCCGGGTTTTTTTTCGCCTAATAAATAATCCCATCAGAGAGGGATTAACAAGTGAAGAACTTAGAGAAACTTAAAAACATATACACGAAAGCGGCGGAATTTATGCGACCGCCTCCGATATTAGCTCCGAGCGCGTGGGCGGAAAACAATCTTATATTCGTGGACGGCCCCAGCGCAGGCCAGAAAATGCGCTTGTTCTCATTCCAGAAACAGATCTGTGATTCGTTGCTGGAGGGTAAAAAGAAAATCGTTATGAAGCTTCCTAGTCAGGCCGGAAAAACGAACCTGATGAACGCGATGATCGGTTACAAGATGTCCACCAGTGGTCATAACGTAGCAATTTTGCAATCGACCACTCGGGAGTTGGGGCAATGGCTTAATGGCAAGCTTTTACCGATGTGCCTGCAATCGGATTCCTTACGAAACCTGATTACTTCGAAGTCGGATAAAAATGCGGTTAATAATCAGGCACAAATCCAGCTAACGAACGGCGCGTTTCTTTACATGATGTCTCTTTCGTCTCCTTCACATTTGAGGGGTAAGAGTATCGGCGGCGGGGTTTTCCTTGATGAAGTGGATGGTGCATTAGAGAACGAGAACGAAGGTTCCCCGGCGCTCCTTGCCGAGCAAAGGGTAAGTACCTTCCAGGGTGAATCCCCGGTAGTGATCAGCTCAACACCGACCACGAAACACGGGCCGATCACGGTTGAGTACGAGAAAAGTGATAAGCGGTTGTTCTGGTGTTCATGCCCACATTGCCACGGTGAACAAACTCTTGAATGGGAAAACGTTAAATTCGATTGGGAAGTACAGCAGGGTAAAAAGATCCCGGTTCCTCGTTCGGCAAGATACGTTTGCCCCCGTTGCCAGGAACCGTGGACAGAAGGAGACAGGATACGCGCTGTAGCTGGTGGACAGTTCAGGGCCAGTAACCCTATGAGTAACATTATCGGGTTCCATGTGAATCGATTGGTAAGCCCTCTGTGTACCGTTGAAAGTATCGTTCAAGACTACACCGACGCTTTCCAGAGTTTTAGCTTGCAAGTTTTTTATAACACTTGTCTTGCGACCTCATACGATGCGTTAAACGCTGATGTTGATGTTTCAGACCTCGAAAAATTATCTAGCCTTGTTTCGGTAAATAATATTCCTGATGATGTTGTCTTTATCGTAAGTGGCGCGGATCAGCAGAAGTCGAGGCTTGAAAATTTATTACTGGGAGTAAGTGAGAAGGGGCTTTATATCCTCGATCATCGTTCGTTCCATGATTTTGATTGTGAACGCGCTGACAGTCCGGCATACACGAAATTAATCGACTTCCTTAAATCCGATTTCAGAACGGTATCCGGGAAGAAAGTTCCTATGTTGTGGGCCTCGCTTGATAGCGGGAACGGAAGGGCGACACAAGCTGTTTACCGCAACTGTAACCGCTGGAACAAACTTCACGCGATCAAGGGATCGAGTTCACTCAACGCGCCAACAATTCCCATCCAGCCTACCAGAACCGGGGGGCAGGAATTATTCGTACTAGGTGTTTCGAATTTAAAAGCGAAAGCGCAGGAAATCATCAACCGGAACTTGAACGGGTCAGCCCCGATGAAACTTGAAATATCAAATACGGTTCCTGATGACTTCTTTGAACAGCTTACAGCCGAAGCAATGAAACGAACCGCAACTGGGATCAAGTGGGTACTTAAAAAAGGGCAGGAACGAAACGAAGCCAGTGACTGTTTCAACTATGCATTAGCCGGAATGGAACTAGTTTTAAAGGGTGTTAAATCGAACTGGGGGCGTTTAAGGACGTACAAAGCGAAAATCAACGTCGATGTATTACCGGAACAGGAAAACCCGCCAGAGCGCGATACAGCCCCGCAGGAACAACTAAAACCAATAGCAACTAAACAACCGCCTGAACCAACCCGAAATATATTAAAAGCGGATCGACCTTCGGCCCGCAGACCTCAAAAAACAGGCTGGATAACCCGGCGATAAAACAAACCATAAATAGCCTTATACAAATCAATATAAGGCTTTTTTATGACTGAACAAATTACTGTCAGAAAAGGGATGCCGTTCAGCTTTGAAGGATTAACCGAAGCTGAATCTTTTTCTGTAATTGACCAGAACGAAAAAACTGTTTTAGCAAAAACAAACAACGGTGATGGGGTTATTACTTTTCCTTCAACCCAACTGGAACCGGGCGAATATCTGATCACCGCTTTAAATCATTCCGGCGACATTATCCACATTACCCCATTGAAAGTAATCGGTCTGTTCGAGAAGGAAGATCGTGTTGATACCTTACGCGCACAGGTTCAACTACTGGATAAAGTTATTCAGGCGAAACTCACCGATGATCAAGGCGTATTAACCCAGTTAAGTATTAATTCAAAAACTCTCGTTTATTCCAGCCTAGCGGATCTGGTGGCGTTATCGGAATCCCTTCGAACCCAATTAGCGCAAGCGGTACGAACTAAACGCGCAAAACAGGGCAAATCACCACTAACCGCAATCAAAATTAAATTTACCAGGGATTGATTATGCTTAATTTCTTAAAAATGTTTCAGAAGAAACCAACTAAACAGAACGTATTAAAACCGGATACCCCGAAACAACATTCACAATTCCGTAAAGCAATTGCGAAAGTAATTACACCAGTTGGAACCGGATTTTTTAAGCGCGCTCTGGGTATCAACACAAACCGGATCAGTGGTTCCTCAAGCGAAGGTATCACCGCACCTATCAACAGGGCAATCGGCGCTCACCAACAGCAACAGGTGATGTTCCAGGCGCGTGACCTCGTAGTGAATAACCCACTGGCGGCGAATTATATCAGAATCGTTACCGATGGCGTTGTAGGCTCTAAAGGCATCAATCCAACTGTTTCACTGGTGGACGCAAAAACCGGGGAGTTAGACGCGGCCCTAAATAAACGCATATCAGATGAATGGTTGAAATTTGCCGAAAGTCCTAAGCGGTTTTCCCTGAATAAAAAATTCACGTTTAAACAATTTTTGCGCGAAGTATCCAAAGCCCGAATTATCGACGGTGAAAGTTTTATCAGGATCCATCGATTCCAGACCGGAATGAAGGTTGAAATTATTCCTTCTGAACGAATTGACCGGAACATGACAAAACAGGGTGAAGAACCGGACACGGTAATTTACCAGGGGATCGAATTCGATGTTGATACCAACGAGGTGATCGCTTATTGGCTGCGTGATTTCGACATTCTGACTCAGACCTATTCAGCAATGAGTGAACGTGTTCATGCTGATGAAATCCTTCATCACTTCGATGGTGTTTTGCCTGACAGCTACAGGGGCGTAACTGATTTCCTCGCCTCGATGAACCTGATGAATCACCTGAACGATTTTACTTTTGCTTCTCTGGTTCAGAAACAGATCACCGCTGCTTCTATGACGTTCTTAGAGCGCGATAAATCGCAGGATTCGATGCTTGATGACGACGACACCGAACATCAGGAAATCACACAGGAAATGTCTCCTGGCTTGATTATGGAGTTACCAGCCGGGTACAGCGCTAAATCTGTAACCGCGAACAGCAACGGTGACAGTTACGAGAGTTTCGCAGAAGCAACCATTGAACAAATCGCCGCTGGCCTGGGTGTTTATTCAAACGCGCTTTTGAACTCAACGAAAAACGTTAATTTCAGTTCCGCCCGTTTTGGACAGCTTCAAACCAACGCTCGATTCTCTATTCTCCGGGATAAATTGATCGAACAAGTAATTATTCCTCTCTACGAAGAATTTTTACGGTGTTGCGTGGACGATAACGTATTACCGCTAACTCAAAAAGCAGTGGACGATATTTTATTCAACACTTCGTTCTCCGGCGAAGGTATGAAATCTGTTGATCCGATCAAAGAATACCAGGCGTATGAGGTTGCTGTACGTAATAAATTCATGAGTAGACACGAAGCAATTATTGCTATCGGTGGCGACCCTCAAAAAGTTGATGAAGAAATCGATGCTGATAATCAGACCGTAAACCTTCAAGAAATTCCCGCTGAAAATGACTCACTAAATAATGATGTGATTCAGCAATAAGGAATTAGCGAATGAAGAAGCAACTCCGGCGTAATTTGTCGGGGTTGGCTGCTTGTGGTCATCAAGAAAAATATATTTTTGATATCGCATTCTCTGATGAAACTCCCGTTCAACGAGAGTTTTTGGACGAAATGGGAAATCCGATTCTATTAAATGAAGTTCTCCGGCACGACAACCCCGAACGAATAGATTTAACCCGTCTGAATAATGGCGCTCCGCTGTTATATCAACACAACCACGATTTACCAATTGGAAAAGTCGTCGAAGGTTCAGCGCGAATTGATCCCGACGGCGTAGGCCGTTGCCAGATTCAATTTTCCGCTGTTAACGAACTCGCTAATGAAGTTCGCCAAATGGTTATTGAAGGAACTCTCTCGAAAATCAGTTTCGGATATGACCTTACAGAATATGAACAGGTCGGTGATGACCTAATGGCTTATTTTGCGCCATACGAAGTTTCGATTGTTTCAGTTCCAGCGTCCGACAACGTGGGAATTAACCGCGAAAAAAGCGAAATAAAACTTTCCCTAAATAAAGGCACACAGCGAAACGCTGAAACCAACAAAGAGATTCCAAAAATGGCTGACGAAATTATTAAAGAAGAAGTAATTGAAGAACTGGAACTGACCCCAGAAGAAGTAGAAGAAATTCGTAAACTCCGCGCGAAACGCGAAGAAGAAGTTGTTGTTGAAGAAGAAGAAGTGATCGAAGAAGAGAAAATTGAACTCTCCGAAGACGAAGTACGCGCAGTTCGTGCAATGCGTGAAGGTAAACGAGCTAAACCAATTCGTACCGTAGTTCGTGCAACCCGTTCCCGTGATAATGAACAAAACCTGATGAAAGGTTACGATCTGGGTAAAGCAATTCGCGCGAAGGTTAACGGCGGTCAACTGTCTGGTCGTGAACTTGAAGTGCATCAGGAACTGGCCCGTTCTGCGAAAAGCAATCACGGCGGTATCTTCATCCCTGGTAATGCTCTGGCTCGTGCTGCTGGTGCTGGTGTTACTGCTACCAAAGTGAAAAGCATCACCCCTGATGGTCTGGATATGTCCTCCTTCCTGGATGTAGTTCTGCAACGTTCCGTTCTCGGTCGTCTGAACATCACCAAATATGACAACCTGACCCAGCCGCTGACCCTGCCTAAGATGACTAAAAACGCGGTTGATGCGTTTGGTTGGGTAGATGAAAACGGTGCTTCTCCAGAAGCTGACATTTCGGTTGAAAGCTTCACCATGCAACCGAAAAACTTCACTGGTGGCGTACCAATGTCCAAATACAGTCTGCAAACTGTACCGGATCTGGAACGTATCGTGGTCGAACACATCATGCGTGGTTCCCAGATCGCACTGGAAAAAACCCTGTTCGCCGCTGCTGCTGCAAATAGTGCTCACGCGCCGAAGTCCATCAACGATATGTTCTCCGCTACCGCGCTGAAATCTGCAACGTTCAAGTACGAAGAAATCCTTGCAGAAATCGCGAAAATGCGTGACCTCGGTTTCTACGAAAGCATGACTTGCGTAATGACCGACGCAACCAAAGCAACTCTGATGACCACGCTGAAAACTGCGGGTGTTCCGGGTTACATCGTAGATGAAATCACCAATACCATGTGTGGTCTGCCTGTTGAGACTACTGGTCTGGTTGGCGATGGTAAAATCTACGTGGGTGATTGGTCTAACATCGTTCTGGGTTCATGGGGTTCCGTTGAACTGGATATGGATGATACCACTTACCGTTCACAGGGTGCTGTTGTACCGCGTATCTGGCTGAACGCTGACGTTGGCTACCGTCACGACGATGCATTGAAAGTGCTGACTCCTAAAGCGTCTACCACTACCCCATAAAAGTTTCTCTCTAAAACTGGCAATCCTTCGGGGTTGCCTTTTTTGTTTCTAAATACCTAATATAAACAGAGGTATTAAATATGAAATTTTCAAAAGCACAGATCGCCAGCTTTCTTAAATTAGGCGATCAATATCAAAAAACAGATGGAACATCGTTTACCGGATTATTCGAAAAAACTTTAACCGATTCAGAAGGGCGAATAGCCGAAACGTTAACTTTAACAGTTGAGTACGGCGAATTAATTAAAGGTGATAGAGTAGGGATCAACGGCGAAGGACACAAAATAGCTTATATCGATGATGATCTATCCGGCTTAGTCACTTGTTATTTGGAAGTTACCGGGGGCGGTCGTGGCAAATACAAATAAAATATTACCCCGTTTAGCTATCAAGCGACGGTTTGAACAGATTCTTGCTGAAGAATGGAAATTAAATCTTGTCGATTACTTCAAAACATCCGTTGATGATACTCCACAAGTCTGGATCACTGAAATAGACGAAAGCTACACAAACATTTCATCAGTTCGAAATAAAAAGTTGGATGCTACGTGTTCAGTCACTATTGCTGTTTTTTCAGAAACGCAAGAAACAGCCGTACACGGAATTATTCAAAAATTAATGGATATCTCACCGTCTTATTTCCCTGATTTCAGGATCAATGATATCAACCCGCAAGTTTCATCGACCAATTACCAGAATGATGCTTCAAACGGTCACGTAATGGCGGCTATTACCCTCGACCTGAAATATTTCTACGAAAGGAACTAAGATGATCGACAATACATACGATATTTTTTCGGGTTCTGGTGTTGATATCTCGATTACAACCGAATTAGACCCTCTGATCAATTTCCACGATTCGACTTATGTTGATATTCCACAAGTTTTATCATATCCGACAGTTGAATCTACCCGTGAAATTGCCAGATACGAAACATACGATTCTGACACCGAAAGCATTTTACCGGGCGGTAAAATTTATTCTGATACTGAAATAACCGTAGGCGTAATCCCCGGCGATCCAGTTCAGGAAATGCTGGATACTGCTCTGGAGACAAAAGAACCGTTACGTTTTCGTATGCTGTACCAAATCGGAACGGATACCGTACAAGATGCGGCTCCCGGTCAGATCGGTTATTACAACATTTTCGACGCTAACGTTATCTCTGAAACCACATCAGGCGAACAAGAATCCGCTGTACAGAAAACCTATCAGCTTTCTATTCTCGATATGTACGAATCCGGCATTGCCCGTAAAGGTGATCCGGTGCTTACAGGTGATTGGGGTATCGGTGCGGGAACACAGCATTACCCTGGTGTGCTGGACTGGAAAAAGCTGTCAGGTAACAGATTCGTTACGTTCCCCGGTTCTACTGATCAAAACCCGTTCGGTGTTGATACCGGTGCTGTAGCGGTACAGGGTAACGATAATCAAGGCTGGCAACTCATCGTTAACTCTTCAGGCAAGCCGTTGATGCGGGTTCGTAACCTCTCACCATCTCCGCAAGCATGGACGAAGGTTTACACTGATGCAGATAAACCCGCTCCGGCTGATCTGGGCGCAGTAGATCTCAGAGGCGGGAATCTGGCGGTAATGACGGGTTCGATATTCTCCCCAGAGGTTCGAGGAACTACTTTCCGTTTCTGTCCTGTTCCCGGCGTTGCTAACGAGGCTGATTTACCACGATACATTTCGACCACTAACCGGGCTGGTGAAGCGGTAAACATCGCTACGATGTGGCACGCTGGCGGTAAAGGTTTTACCGAAATCGACAACATCAACGCGCTGGCAACGCTTAAGGATCGGGGCGAACTTGTTTACTCACCACTGAATAAACCTACTCCTGGGGCAATCGGTGCTGTTGCTAAAACTGGCGATACCATTACAGGAAGTTTGATTGTTCAGGATGGAACAACAGCGGTGAGATTTACTCAGCAAACTGGAAAGGGATATATTCAGTCTGGTAATTTATCAAACGCTGCTGATCCAAATACTCATTCGATGTGGTTAACAGGTTATCTTGCAAAAGATTTAACAGAATTTAATATTAAAACTTCTGCTGCTAACTATGAAAACATGAAAATTAATGGGAACGTGATTTATCATGCAGGACGTAAACCAACAACGTTAGAACTAGGCGCAATCGGCATAAATGACGTAATTGATCTTGGCACGTTTTAATAAACCATAAATACCCGTATACATTCCATATACGGGTATTTTTATGGCAAAGATTAAGTTTAAAAGAACTTCAACTGTAGGACGCAGACCTACTGGTTTAGAAAGCGGTGAAATCGGTATTAACCTTGCCGACCGCAAAATTTATGTAGGTGATGATTCTGGCGCAATTATTCAGTTGGGTAATGACCCGATTACAACCGAACGTCTACAAGCAAAAGCAGGCGCAACAATTGCCAACGGTCTGACCGTTTCGGGCAACCAGACCAACACCGGAACAATTACCGCTAGTGGCGACGTTAAAGGCGCAACCGTTACTTCTACCGGAAAGGCAACACTAGGTTCTGTTGGTACTGGTGCCTTAACCGCAACAGGAGTGTCTACGAGCACTTTAACCGCCACGGGGAACACTACCTTAGCCGGAACCAAAACAGGCCCGCTAGAGTCCACCACGTTGAACGCTACTGGTGTTGCGACAGTTGCATCACTTCAAACCCCAGGGGCGATTAGCGCAGGCGGTAACGCGGTTATTACTGGCAAGGTAAATGCTGGTTCGGTCGAAACCGTTTCAGTAGTCGCAACAGGCGACGTAAAAGGCGCTACCGTTACCGCAACTGGTAAGGCAACCGTGGGTTCTATCGGTACTGGCGCGATCACTGCTAGTTCACTGGTGGCAACTGGTGACGTGAAATCAGCAACCGTAACCACTACGGGCAAAGCGAAATCTGGATCTGTTGAAACGGGTGCTATTACCGGTTCGACTATTGCCGCAACTGGCAACGTAACGACTTCGGCAAAAATCACCGCAAACGAAATCGAACTAACAAAATACGATAATTTCGATTCACGGTATATTAAAACTGGTGCGGCTATCACCAACGCAACCAAACTTTCAACCCCGCGCAAAATCGCTGGTGTTGATTTTGATGGTTCTGCGGATATTTCGATCCCTGCTGAAAATGTCGGTGCTTTGGCGCTTGCTGGTGGTACTTTAACGGGTAACGTTCGAACAAGTGGTGACATTATTTCGACTAAAAGTGTTGAAGGTCAACAGGTTCGTTCAACTTATCGAATGGGTATCTATAGAAATACAACCCCATATTTCGACTTTATCCGACCGGATATTATTACTGCTGATGCATTACCAGCCACAAACCAAACAACCGGGATGCTTCGATTTAACGAAGGTTCAAAAACAACTGATATTCATGGTGGTCTTGTTCGCGCACAACTAAATCACTCAATTCAAACGGATGGTAGTGGTCAACTTATTATTGATAACAGAGATTCGGCGGGTGCAGTTAAAAACCGCATTAGAATGTATACCTCAGATGGTTCAACGCGTGTTGATGTTGGTTCGTTTGTTGCGGGAGCAACCACACTAGGAACGACTACAACGGGCGCACTGACGGCATCAAGCGCAACGATAAACGGTACATTGACCGGAACAGGAAGTTTGACACTAAACAGCGCAAATGCAGGGGTTGAGCTAGGTTCTTTAACAACTGCTGGTAGTCCGTATATTGATTTCCATACGTCAGGAACAAACGTCGATTATGATATTCGCTTAATTGCTAACAATACATCATTATCCGTTGTAAGTCGCCTTTCTATTCTTGAAGACTTTAACCTGAAATCGATTCGAAATCTTCGGATGAATGATTCCGCTTCCAGTTCTCTTATTATGTGTCGAGGATCTACTATTATTCGAGATCATGCTAACGGGAACGTGACTATTTCTGCTAGTAAAAAATCCGATACCGATACGGTCGGTGGTGATTTGTATTTGGGGTATAATGCTTCCACAACTAACTTAACAAATACAGTAAGATTAGAATCGCCTCTGTGGTGGAAAGGCACAACTCAGTTAGTCAGTTCTGCTGGTAAATTAATTGGCGCAAGCCTGGATACTGAATATCTACCGTTAACTGGCGGTGCATTAACTGGTAGTGTTTCTATTACCCGAAATGGAACGCCTGGTGTAGATTTTATTAACAGCGCAATTGATACTACTGTAGCACTACCTACAGCGACCGCATATTCGGGATCGATTACTTTTAATGAAAATCGTGCCGGAACAAATATGATCCGTAGTAAAATTGAAAGTATTATTGCTACGACAGGCGCAACACAGTTAAACATGTATGTTCGTGATGGTTCGAATGCAACTAAATCGCAAATTCGTATGGAATCGGATACAGGGTTAGTTAATATTGCTACAGGCGGTTTACGTGTAGCAGGTGCTGTCTCTCTGAGTAATAATCTTACTGTAGCCGGAACTTCGACTTTAAGGGGTTCTGTGACTACAGGCGAATTAACCAGCACAGGCGCATTAAGTGTTTCAATGGCTGCTCCAAACCTGCAACTACGTGCGGCTAATACTGATACCCGTCAGTATGTAATGGCGTATAAAAATAATGGCGTTAATTCGTGGTATGTTGGCAAAGCGAACGGAAACAGCGAAGGGCTTGCACTATGGAACTACGATGGCTCTTGCGGTATGACTGCACAACCAGATGGTAATGTGCAAATAGTGACAGGGGATGGCGGAGAATGTACATTTAACAAGACTGGCATGATCTATATTAGCCGTACTCCTACTGGTTCGGATCAGGCTTTGATTCGAGGTACTGTAGAGCCAGGTAGTCATGCTGATTGGAGAGGAAGGGGAGCGGGTTTACAAGTTGATTGCCCTGCCGCAAACACATCAGCATATAATATATGGAAAGCGACGCAATGGGGTAAAGATCATATTGCGGCAATGGATGTGCATATGCCTAAAGATGCTAATTCGACAGTATTGCGATTAATTACTGGTAGTGCCGTGTATTATTTCTATGGTAATGGCGATATCAGCGGAGTGACCAACTTTACTGCTAACGCTAATGGTTATTTTAACGATGTTTATATTCGTTCTGATGAAAGATTAAAACGAAACCTTGTTAAATTAAATTCCGCGCTTGATAAGGTTGACCAACTTAATGGCTATTCTTATGAAAAAAGAATGTCTCTTGAATCAGAAGAATATAATACCAAAGAAGTCGGATTAATTGCTCAAGAACTACAGGTTGTTTTGCCGGATGCAGTAAGTGAAGGAAAAGATGATTTATTAAAAATTTCTCCATCTGCGGTTAATGCTCTATTGGTTGAAGCAATTAAAGAATTGCGTCGAGAAGTAAATGAACTTAAATCACAAATCAACAAAGGGGCGTAATGCCCCTTCTTTATGAGGATATTTTATGGCTGTTGTGAGTATACCTGGATGGATTGGTTCATCTGCGGCTAATGAAACAGGTCAGCGTTTGATGTTTGACGCTCGCGGAGTATTACGTTTGCCGGGTACTGGGTGGATGAGTGAAATGGCAGGAAGATCAAAAGAAATTGAACTTACTTACGGTGCGAATCACAATTTAGGCTATGACTGGCTTGTAGGCGTATTAGCTAGCTACGGAACAATACCAGTTGTAGTTAATATTACAGGTAGTTGGGTTGCTGCAAACACTTCAGGCCCATGCATTTATATCCCCACAAGTTTACAAAATGAATATATCAAGTTAGTTATTCATTCCGGTGTAATGGTATCTGGTCGCGGTGGTGATGGTGCTACTGCTGGTAGCCGTTATGGTAAACCAGGTGGTATTGCTATCACAAACGAGATTGGCGGTCGTCTACACATCTACAACTATGGTTCTATTTGCGGCGGTGGCGGTGGCGGTGGCGGGGTATCGCTTAACTCGAACATTGTTTCTGCTGGTTCTGGCGGCAGACCATTTGGGTTAGGTGGTACTGGCGAAGGGCGAGATAGTCAAAGTGGTTATACCGCATCAATTGATTCTCCAGGGGCAACGCCTCCTAAAACTCGTTTTGACAGTGTAGGCGGTGTTGGGGGTGAAGTCGGATCACCGGGCGGTAATGCTACCTTCCCATATAGCAGCGGCACTATAGAACCGCCTGGTGCAGCGGGCGCTGCTGTGAACGGAAATTCCCCTTCTTGGTATGTACAAGGTGCTATATACGGTTCCCGTGTTTAATTCTCACTAATATTCCCTCTAAATAGAACATATAGGCCGGATTAATTCCGGTTCCTCTTAATAAAAGGTTAACAAAAATGGCTAAGTCGCAAGATATTTTTACTGGCGGTAACATTACCGTTGCTCTCGGTAATGATCTAACAAATACAAATCTGAACGGTCTGGGTTTTATTGATATTCCTGAACTAAACACTTTCCCTGAAATTAGTTCAACTCGAAATTCTATTAAGGTTGTCAACTTCTCCAGTCCTGATAACCGTACTCTGATCGGTCGACGTTCTTACGGTGATACTTCTCTGAGCGTAAACTATATTCCTGGTCATCCGATCCATGAACGTCTGATTACCGCTGCGGAAGGTACTTCCCGTGTTCAGCTCCGTATTACATATTGGGTTGATTCAGATCTCGATTATGGTGTAAGTTTTTTAATCAATGGCTTTATTTCCAGTGATACCTTCGGTGGTGGTGACGAAGCGGTTGTAACCCGTACTTTTAATATCGCAATCGATAAGGTAGTTGCAAAAGGCATCCTGGATTTGACTAATTCCGGTAACGGCATTATGAATCCGCTTTCTGTTATGAAAGATCTGCCTGCTAATCTTACGATGAAACAGAACGATGCTGTAGAACTGGAGTTTAACGTTGCTGGTGGTTATCCCCCGTACTCTTACCGATGGTACAAAGATGGTCAGCTAACGCAGTTGGGTTCGTCTACTACCACACTGGATCTGATGGGATCTCCAAGCGGTACGCACGTTCGAAAAGTCCTCGTTTCGGATGCTATGGGCCAATCAGTAATTTCTACTGAATGCACCGTAACCGTAACCGCTCCATAATTTCAAGCCGTCCTGATAGGCGGCTTTTTTTATTCCTAAATACTAACAAACCAACTTAGGAATAAAATCAATGAAAGAATTCGAACAAATGATGAAAGACTTAACAGTTGAAAATAAACCTGTTGAGTTCGGCAAATACACCTTTTACGTTCGCCCGATGACCGTTGCGGAATATCATACGCACATCACCAACGATGATAAAAAGTTGCGGGATGAACAAACCATTTTAGCCTGTACCCTCACCGAAGACGGCAAACAATTATTCACTGATATCGATCAGGTAAAAAATCTGGTTGTTCAGGTTCGCCAGGTACTGATCGGAAGTATCGCGCAAGTAACCCTTTCTCTGGATCCGGCTGTATTCGAAAAAAAGTCCGAAGCAACCCCTACTTAAAATTCATGCTGCGAAACATGGTTAAACGGGGTTTCTCTTACGACGAAACTCAAGCTATGCCGTTGCCATTGTTCCGATCACTAGAACTATTCGACCGATTTATTGAACCATCGGGAATAGATGTTATTGATGCAATGTTTGCACGACTTCACAGCACCATTTACGCGGCATCAGGACATATGTCTAAAGAGGGGTTGCGCAAAATGAAATCATCCGATTTCAAATTGATCCGCGATGAAACCATATTCAAATCGCCGGAAGAAATTCAGAAAGAAAAAGAACTCAAGGCGAAGAAGAAAGAAAACGAAATGTTACAGCATCTTTCCCCAGCCGAACGGGAGAAATATTTAAAACGCAAAGGGGTAAAGAATGGCAAACGATAACAGACATACACTAACGTTAACCGCTGATATCGGCGGTGTTGCTAATGGTGTACGTAAGGCAGAATCATTACTTGATGGGTTATCCGGTCAGGCTACATCACTAAACGGTATTCTGGGTTCACTCGGTAACGGTATGCGGGGATCCGTCAACCCCGCTTTGATGGCTGTAGGCGCTGCTGCTGGCGTTGCGGCTGCTGGCCTTACCCTTTTGATGTCCTCTGCGGAACAGGCCGTTAAACTGGACGAGGTTTCCAAATCTAGTGGGGTTTCGACCGACGCATTACAACAGCTAACGAAGGAATTCGGATCCGCTGGTATCGCAATGGAACAGTTCGGAGATATGAACAAAGATGCGATCAAAAACCTCGGTGAATCTGTTGCTACTGGTTCCGGTATCGGGGAAGACCTCGAAAAGTACGGGCTTAAACTAAAGAACTTCACCAAATATATCGGGGATACCAACGGCGGTATTAAAGCATCGATCAGCTTGTTCTATCAGTTGAAAGATGCAGGCGCTACCGTATCGGAAATTACTTCCGCAATGGAAAAATTATCCGGTGGTTCATCCGCGATGATTTCCCGGTTGAGTGAATTAGGATCTGAACAAGAAGCATTAAATTCAGTTGCACAACAGAACGTAGACATTACTTCGGATGCAGTTAAAAACTATGCCGATTTCTCTACTAAAATGGGAGAGCTGGAAAATAAAGTTAAAGGGGCAATTGCAAACGGGTTATCCCCTGCTGTTGAGAAAGTATTAGAAATCTGGGATTGGTTCGAAAAAGATTGGGGTAATACTGAATTCGCCAAATGGTTAGCCAATTTAGGCGAAGTCTCCGAAGAATCTTTTAAAAATGTTGCTCCTTATTCTTCGTCCGGTATGACTAACGGGCAACGAATGCAAACAGATGGTTCTGCTAGTAAAGAATTCCTTGCTGAAAAGAAATTTCAAGAGGATCTTGCAAAGGCTCGTGAAAAAGCCGAAAAGAACGCAAAGATCATTAATGAGAATATCGAAAAAGAGCGGAAACGAGCGGCGGAAGAGAAATCAGCAAATGATAAAATAGCTGCTCGTGAAGCGGAAAAGGCCCAACAGGAAGCGGAGAAGGCCGCTAAAGAGGCTGCTGCTAAAGCAAAAGCCGCTGCTGCGGAAGCGAAACGTTTAGCTGACGAAGCGAGACGCAAAGCGGAAAAAGAAGCTGCTGATCTTGCCAAATCAAAAAAGGAAAGTTACGACGCATTAAACAGGATCACCGTTGAAGGGTTTAGTTCGGAAGCTGCTTCTATGGCTAGTGGTAACGCCAAATTAGAACGCGGCTACGAAGATATTAAGATGCTTCAGGATAAAGGCGTAATCGATGCTAAAGAAGCTGGAGAACGTCGCCAGGCACTGATTATGGCTATGGGCGGTAACTTCTTAGAATCGCTTATTGGTATCGATCCAAAAAAACGGGCAGATATCGAACGGGCTGTTGAAGATACGTATAACTCTGAACTGGAATCACTTCAAACAGCACTGGATAATAAGCTGATTCTTGAAGAAGAGTATGCAGCGAAGAAAGCCGCTATTGATGATGCCTACGGTGAACGTAAACGGGCCTTAGACGAGACTGAACAACAAGCGGCGATTGCTGCTACCGTTTCTTCACTTGATCAGTACCAGGGGCTTGCAGATGGTGCAATGGCGGCTATCGGGGCTGTTGCTGGAGAGAACTCGAAAGCGGCTAGAGCTACCTTTGCAATCTCCAAAGGGCTGGCGATCTCTAAAGCAACAATGGACGCATACTCCGCTTTCTCAGATGGTATGAAAGAGGGTGGTTTTGCTGGTTTTGCCCTTGCCGCTTCGAAGATGGGCGCGGTGATGCAACAGCTTGCCAGTATCAAACAGGTCAAAGGCCAGTTCCACGACGGGATCAATAACGTTCCTTCTACTGGTACTTACTTACTGGAACAGGGTGAACGTGTTGTTGATAAGCGGCTTAACCAGGACTTGAAAAATTACCTCAGCAGTGAACAAGGTGGCGGGATCACCGTTTCCGCTCCGATCACCATCCAGGGTAATGCTTCGAGTAATGACCGGGAACTAATGGCAACTCTGAAAAAATACCCGCAAGAAATCGCCCGATTGGTTGAGGATGCACAACGCCGACGCGGATAAATATTAGCCCCTTTGATACTACCTAAATAAAGGTAAATATCTTAGGGGCTTTTTTATGTCTGACATTTTCAACGATCCAAAATTTAAAACAGAGATCCGGGTGAATTCAATAGCACCATTCTTTGTTAATAAATCCGCTTCGGGTAAAACCCTCCGGCGCTTTACTGGTACTCAGTGGTACGAAACAACGGTGACGGTTAACTATGTTGGTGAGGATCAATATCTTTTCGATGAATGGTTAGCGGAATATCGTTACGGTAAACCCTTCCAATTCCCGATGTACAGGGCGATTAACCTGATGTACAGGGGCAATCAAACCGCTTTGTGTAACGTTTCCGCTGGTGTTCCTGCTGGCGCTCGTGAAATCCCTGTTTCGGTTCTGCTCGAAAAAGGAACTAAGTTTACCTTTGCAAACCAAACCAAAGTTTACGAAGTAACGGACGTTGATCCGGTTACTCAATCCCTGCTTATTTTTCCTAACCTACGTAATCAGGTTCAGGCGGGTGAATTAATCAATTATCGAACTCCGGTACTAACTTTAATGGTAACTTCGAACGATTTCGAATATGACCTGAAACAAACGACCTATACCGAATTCGACGCAACAGAGGTATTATAATGGCAACTAAACAAGAAGAGATCGCGAATCTTTGCGTACATCCTGATTTCTTGAAAGATTTCAATTCCAGAAACGGTACGAATAAAACCAGACTTACCCAACAGGAACTATTTTCCGTAGGTACGGTGTTTCATTGCATCACGGTGACAATGGCACAAGGCGCGGGAGTTCTGCGTATTTGCGATGGGTATCATGATATCATCCACAACAATTTTAGATTCCTTGCGAGTGGTGATTTGCTCGATGTTATGGCACCAACCAAATCAAAAGAGATCAATAATCAGGGTATGTCTGTTAAGTTCGCGAATGTCCGAACTGATTACATTCAGCTAATCCGTGAAAAGAAACTGGACAAAGCAACTGTATCAATCGAGGTTGTTTTTTTGAATCCGTTAAAAGGTGGAGTTGTTGCCAGCTACGGGCAATTTTACGGTGAGGTTGATTCAACAACTGTTAATATCCGAATGAACGAAACCGAATTTGAAAACACTTCCGAAATCAGATTAAACAGTATCTGGTGTTCACTGGATCAGAACGCAAGGCATCACGCGTCCGATGGTGTTCATCGTAGCTATCCCGGTAATGAAAACGATGGGTTCTTTAGTAAAGCTGGTAAATGGAATTCACAGGCAATCTGGACAGCCAAAAAATAACCCTAAATACCCTATATAAAGTTTATGGGGTATTTCATGTTAAATAACGACATTATCAAACAAGCATTAATTACCGATTTCATCAATGAAACTGTAGGGCAAACGTTCGAATACGGAAACTACGATTGCAATTTGCAAATGGTTAAATTGGTTGATGTTCTGACAGGTTCAGATCATTACGAAAAGATTCACCGGAAATATTCGTGCCCTAAATCTGGTTTCGCATTATCCAAAAAAGAAATCGGTTTCGGGGATACTATGTCTTTCATTGAAAACTATTTCGACAAAGAAGAACAACCATCTTTCGAAAATGGAACAATCCTTGTCTCCGTTCAGAAAAACCGAAATAAGAAAACGTATCACGTTGCTCTGGTTTATTCCGGTTATGCCCTCGCTGTTAATTCTCGAAACGTTTACCAGATGATGCCTGTTTCCTTGATAGAATTCGAATCATCTTGGAGGATTAAACCATGCCAATAATGGTTGTCGCGGCTATCGCGATTGCTGCTGCGTCAACCGCTGCGGCGTTGGCTGCTGCTGGCGTTGCTATGGCGGTTGCTATCGGTGTTGGTCTTGCTGTAGGGGCTGCTATGGCGATAATGTCGCTATCCATGCAACCTTCAGTACCCCGAATACAATCACCGGATTCAGCTTCATCGTTAGGAACAACAACGGATCCGTCTACTGTGATCCCTACTATCTACGGTGAATCCCGCACTGGTGCGATCAACGTATTCAAAGCGGTAAACGGAACTGATTCAAAAGGTAATTACCTCGTTCAATGCTTCGCTATTTCGCAAGGTGAAGTTGACGCAATCAAACAGATCTATATGGATAATAAAAAGATACTGCTTGATAATAATCTTCACGTTGATGGTATCGTACCTAAAGCACAGATCGCGGTTGCATATCAAAATATTTTGCAGGTAGAGATTTCCACGGGTAAAAATCCTGGTCGTCATTTGTCATTAGCGAAAAAATATATTGGTAACGAGTGGCCTGACAACTTTACCGGGAACGGTATAGCAACGATGTGCATCGTTATGCACAAAACCAATAAAGCATTAACGGACGGCGTTGATATCCTTCAACCAAACTCACAAGTTGCGGTTGAGTTAAACGGGAAGAAGATCACCAACCTGATTAACGGTAACAAAGAGTTCACCCGCAACGCCCCTAGCTGCTTACTCGATTTCCTTATTTCACCAAACGGCTTGAATACACCAATTGACCGTATTGATCTGGATTCGTTTAAAGTCGCTGCTGCTCGTACTGATAATATCTATTGGTGTGATGGTGGTACGGATCCGAACGCCAGCAACAAAGCAAACATCGAAAATATCTGTTCTAGTTTCGGCGGTATTGTTTTTGACTCGTTCGGTAAATTAACCCTCAAACTGGATGCACCAGACGTAACAAAATATCATTTCGATGAAGATAATATTGTTATGTCCGAAATCAGTTTAACTGATGGCGGCACCAGTAGTTATTACAACACCCTGAACGTAAGTTTTAACGATCCAAAAATCGATTACAGTTCAACGGTGCTTCGTTATCCTTCGGACGCTCAAAGGGATGCACTGATCAAAAAAGATAAACGAGTTATCGCGAAAGATATCACCATGCGTTTTTCAAAGAACGTCGGTGCAATCGACAAATTAGCGAGTATCGAGCGAAACAAGGCGTTGATGACTCATCAGATCAGCTTTAGTACCGCTGACGCTTTCACCCTGGAAGTTTGGGATGTAATCAGCGTAACCAACAAAGAACTACAACTGAACAATAAACTGTTCCGTGTTCTGTCAATCACTCCGATGATGGATACAGGTACAGCAGGAACGATCACTGTTACCGCTGGTGAATATGATTCGCTGGTTTATTCGAATCAAGATTTAGCCGCAAAGCCTAACTATGACCCTATTTCAGTTTCAACCAGCATTTACCAGCCGTTCAATTTAGCTGCTGTTAATACTGGTGAAACCGTTTATGGTTCGAATGTTCTGGTTACGTGGGAATGTAATATTGACTACAACCGATATCAGTTTTATATCCAGTATAAAAAATCAAGTTCAACAGAATGGTTATCTTCTGGTAATACTTCTGAATACGAATTTACGATTATGGGTTTACAAACTGGTGTTCAATATGATTTCCGTGTTTGTGCTGCTGGTTTATATTATCAATCTCCGTGGACTGAATTAAGCAATCCTAACTTAACCGTTCAGTATTTGTTACCTGCTCCGGTTGTTCGTTTGCGTAATGGTATTGCGTTAGGCTCGAGAGAAACCCGGCACCAGGCGTTTGATCTGGAATGGGATGATCAATCGAAGTTAGACGTAACGGTAAACGGGGTAAAAACTAAATTCGTTGACCTCTTCGATTATTACGAAATTGAAGTAACTCAAAAGAATCGGGTATTCACTTATCGTACTAAAGATATCAACTGGATCTATACCTACGAAATGAACGCCGTAAACGGGCTTTCACGTAACGTTAAGTTTGGTATCCGTGCTATCGGGTTCGGTGGTCGTAAATCTAACCAGACCGTTGTGGAGTGCTTTAACGCGCAGGCTCCGGCCTTACTCGGTTTTAGCGCAAGTCCTGGATTCGGTACAATCTTTGTTAACTGGAATCAACCGGATCCGGTAACTGTTCCTGATTATGCTGGTGTTGTGGTTCAGGTTGCACAAACGGCAGGGTTCACCGGAAGCACCGTAAAAACGTTCACCGCGCCTAACGCCTCAGAGATCCATACGATTAACCTTGATGACGGTAACTGGTACGTTCGCGTAGCTGCTTACGATGTGTTCGGACAGGACGCGATGATCTATACCGCTGCGGTGATGGTACAGCTACAGTCACGAGTGAACTGGACTCAGCAAGATTCGGAACTGATTAAAGAATTCCTTAATCTGGAACACCATTTAGAGGCTGCGGTTGATCAGGCGTTTGAGCGGTCTAAGGACGCGATACAGCTAGAGATATCTAATCTGCATACTAATGTAACCAACGAACGCAATCAGGCTATTGCTGCGGCATCTACCCGGATGGAACAGATTGTTAAAGATGGTGACAAGGTTGTTGTCGATGCTCTGAACCAGGTTAAGGTTACGATTGATAAAGATATCAAATCAGAGATCACCGGATTAAACACCGTTATTGCTTCGAACAATCAGGCCCAATCTCAGGCCCTGCAAACCGTTAAATCTGAAATCAACGGCAACATTGCGCAAGTCAGTACGAACGCGCAGACAGCCGTTGATGCTCTCAAAAATACGGTTAACTCGAAGTACACCGTAAAGGTAAACGCTAACGGTGTTGTTACTGGTATGACGATGGTTGCGGACAGCACGAATGATAAAAGTGCTATCTATTTCAACGCTAATGAATTCTTCGTTATTTCGAACAGTTCGGATCCATCAAACCCGGTAATTCCTTTTGCGGTTCAGAACAGCAGAGTATTTTTAAATTCTGCTGTTATCGCTAACGCAAGTATTGGGGCGGCTCATATTACTGATGCTTCAATCGGAACCGCAAAAATTATCGATGGTTCGATCACTAACGGTAAAATTCAAAACGCTGCGATCACCAACGGTAAAATATCAGGTACGTTGTCATCACAAAACGCCGCTGGTTGGGCGCTGTATCAAGATGGTTCGTTAGTGGCAACGAAAGCAACGATTACCGGAACCGTTAACGCTAACGCTGGTGTGTTCAACAATGTAACTATCGCGGGTAACTGTGATATCCAAGGAACGTTACGAGCAAATCAGATTGTTGGTGATATGGCGGTACAGGGTATCTTACCCGCTGTTGGTTGGATGCGCCCCCCTACATCAGGTACATGGACAACCGTTGCAAGACAGGTATACACAGGGCAGGGAACGAGTAACATCATCGTCTCTGTACCTAACGTAAACTGTCACGCAAGAGGCGGTACAGGTTCAACAACTGGCGGCTTTTTTGAATATCGTGTACTGGTTAACGGTAACGTGATCTGTAATGAAAGAATTGATGGCGGTACAAATGCACCAGCCGGACAATTCTCTGAAAATAGCGGAACTGCTAAAACTACAATGGGAGGTGCTATTAAGCTGAACAATGTAACTGGCGCTACAATCGAATTACAGATTTTTGGTGCTGGTTATGTCGGTTCATATCCTACTACAAGAGTTGACGCTGTTCCCGTAATTGTTAACGTAATGTATCGAAACGCTTTCACTGATTAAATACAAAGCCCCTTAAATAAAGATGTAAATCTAACTAAGGGGCTTTTTTATGCCATTTGTAATCGAACTAACTATAGGCGGGATTATGGCCGCTATCGGTGTGATCTGGAAAATGCATTCTAACCAGGTTCAAACCAAAATCAAACACGAACAACGTATTGCCTCGATTGAATCTGAAAATAATATTCAGGATTTAAAAATTAAACATATCGAGGATAAAAATGATTCATACGGATCCCGAATCGACCGTTTAGATAGTGCGGTTATTGAAATCAACCGCAACATCACAAAGATTTTAACTATTCTCGAAGGTGGTTCCAATGGGAAAAAAACTAAGGACGATTAAACATTACATCGCTAAATCGAAAAAACTGTTGCTTGCACTGTTAATGCTGGTTGTAGTGTACAACCTGATCGCTATGGTTGCTGGCTGGCCCGTGATCGATATCGGTTCGGCATTTGGTGGTGTGTTCGCGGTGCTGTCTGCTTTGGGGGTTTAAATGGCTCGTAACCCCACTAAGGCGCAGATTAAAGCCGACGCAAGGAACAAAGCCGCAACTGATAAAGCAAAAGATCAATTACGTAAGCTCATGATTAAAAAGAGTGATGATTACATAAAAAGGGTGGGTAAAGCCTCCCGGCAATCAGCGATCATCCTTCGTGAACAGATAGCGGATAAGATTGATCGGCCTATTGGGTTCACTCAGAATCAGTCTACGTTCTACACGTTCAGGAAAATCTCAGACACCAAAGTTGAACACAAGATAGGGATTAAAGATACACAGGATCGTTATCTTGGCCCGTTGTTCAAAGGTCGAAGGAAACCAACGGATAAATTTATTCCGATTAACCAAAAGTACATTGATGGTCATGGGAATATCAAAGGGCTAAATAAGAATACGCAATCAGGCAAGTACAAAGCGGTTTCTGAAAAGCAAACGAAGTTTAAAGAAATCCTTGTTGATACTACTCAAAAAGACAGGTCTAAACGAATCATCGCGATCAAACATAATCCGACGAAACGAAAAGCCTTGTTCGATTGGGAACAGATATCCGAAGACCTGATCAAAAATATTAACAAGGTGACGAAATAATGAACGTACAAGATTTCCCATGTTACAAATACGACGATTTAGAAGATATTAAACTAAACGGCAAGTTAGCCGAATCAATTACGTATTCTTTTGATAAGAAACACATCAAGCAAAAGAAGCTAAAACAAATGCTGGTTAACGATAAAAATTGTTTTATTGCTTCAACCCAACTCGATAAACCTACTATTCGTTTTAAAACTGGTGCGGAAGTTGATATTGATTGCCCGTTTATTTTCGAATCACGTTGTATTTGTATTGGCTCTTTCCCGTATAATTACAAAGGCTATCGATTGAAAGCATTTGTATTCCAGTACATCTAAGGTCGGAATATGAATAATTTTAAATTTAGTACCAGAAGTAAAAATAATCTAAACGGTGTGCATTGTGATCTGGTTCGGGTTGCTCACCTCGCGTTAGAACTTACTTCTAAAGATTTCGTAGTGATCGAAGGTTTACGCACTATGGAACGACAAAAACAGATGGTAAGGGAAGGTAAATCCAAAACGTTAAATTCTCGCCACCTGACGGGCCACGCAATCGACGTTGTACCGTTTCCGGTATCCTGGGAACCTAAAGAGTTTGCGCCTGTTCTGGCGGCTTTTAAAGCTGCTGGTGAACGTCTCGGTGTTAAACTTGAATTCGGTGCTGATTGGGTATCTTTCAAAGATTTCCCGCATATCCAGATCGCCCGATAACCTAGATCAAAAAAAGCCCCTTGCGAATGCTTGGGGCTTTATCTTTTTACTCGGTTAACTTATCGATTAGTGTCGGTTCGTGCTGGGTTCGTTCCTCGAACTCTTTAATGAATTTCTCACGGTCGATCATGATATCAATGTGAGAGTGCATCACCAGCCCTTCGGACTCTAACAACTGCTCGTTCGTAACGGTGGTTGAATCGATATACACCCGGCCTTTAGTCCACGCGGTATCTTTCTTGATCACTAACTTCTGGGTACGTTCATCCCTGTACGTAACGAAAAAGTAGTTGTGCGCGGTGTCGATCTGCTGGCAATCAATCCGTTTGATCACTGTCTTGATACTGGCGCGGATCTCTAACCGTTCTACGTTCTGGGTATCGTTGATATCAAGTTGCTTAAACTTATCCCATCCGGCTGTATTCATTCTGACCATATGATCATCATGAATCTGTTTCTGTTTGAGATAGTCCGTTTTCTGGGTTTCCAACTGATCGATAATCTCAGTTAGTTTGTTGATCATCGCTGGTGATTTCGCGGAACCAATCGCAACCATATAGTTCGCGATCTGTTCATCGATATCCGCTATCAGGTTTTCAACCCCTGATTGAATTGGTGCTGACTCAACGAACACCCGATCCGCTAACAACTGCAACAGGGCAAGTTCTAACGTCCTCGCTCGGAATCCCCACTTGTTACAGTTCCGGTGTGAATCTCTCGATGAACACACGTACCTGTACGCGAACGGCTGATTTTTCACTGTGGATTTCATTTTGAACATATGACATCCGCAATGTTTGCAGTACATGATCCCGATACCGGATAACAAAGGGATCTCGGGGTTAGCCTCCTTCAACGGTGCGAATGACTTGTTGCCGATCTGGAACTTCAACCGCTCGTATTCGTCCTTTGTAACAATCGCCGGGTAATAGTCATCAAGGGTGAACGATTCACCGTTAACGTTAATCACCTTCTGACCGTGGATCGCGGGTTCGATGATTCTCGATGCGTGTTGCATGTTCCATTTACCCCTGGAACGTCCTTCGGTTGGGGCAGGGTGGTTTTCTTGCAGGTACGACAGGATCAACCGGTTCGAATAACCTTTCTGTTTAAGCTCGATCAGCTTTTGGGCGATAGGGTAATAAACCGGATGCGGTTTAACGAAACCAGACGAAGAATCAATCCACCACTTATCCTGACCCAGTTCCTTAATCGCTACGACCACATCCCCCGGTTGCCGCTGCTGGTGGCGTTTAATCTTGCTCAACGCACTAGCAATGGTTCGTTTGGATTTAGTTTCAGATTCCTCGTTAGCCCTACTGAACAGCATCACCGAAAACATCAACTGTTGCAGGGTATCGTTGTTCACCTCGGATACCTTGTAAATCTGGTTATCAATACCAGTGATAACAACGATCCCTTTCAGCAATAAGCTGGTGAACATGTTCACGGCGTTCATAGGATTAGCGCGTGAAAAGCGGTCTAACGATTCAATCAACAGGTACGAACCACGGGGAATTTTGCCGGATTCAACGTGTTTGATGAAATCAGATAAAGCCCCTTCGGTTGCGTTTTTACCTTTAAACGCCGATACCCCGAAATCTTGATACTCTTCAAAAATTTCCAGATTGTGTTCAAGTGCGATCTTTTTAACCAGATTTTCAATACTCGATTTCTGGCGCTCTAACGATTGCCCTTTTGCTTGCCGCTCCGAACTGAATCGAACATAGCTGTACAAACGCGGCTTGTTCATATTTCCCCCTAACGAGTCAGAAAGGGGCTATTTCTAACCCCTCAACTGATCAAATCCCGATTAATTCGCCAGCTTCAATATCAATATTTTTTACATTATGCGCCTTTTACAAAATGAATCATATCGGCTGTCAACTCAAGATAAGTTCCACCAGAGACAAAGGACAGGTTCATATCAATTGTGCATTTGTCGCCGGGCTGATTCGTTTTCATCGCAGTACCAGTATATCGACCCGGTTGTGTTGCGTTGAAAGTCTGTATTGCGAAATCAGAAACGGTCTGCAATTTCATTCCGGAATTTTTTGTGATGAAATACTGTGTCTTAGACCACATTTGATCGCACTCTTCTTTGCTGTTGCCAACAACCGGAGTGTTACTTGCAATATAGGCTCTAGCCTCGTTATTCTTTTGCTCTTGTGCAGGGGAGATACAACCTGACAGAGAAGCTACAACAGCAACAGCAAAAGCAGCTTTAACAATTACAGATAATTTCATTTGGTATTTTCCATTTTTAGGTAAAGTTCCCCCGTCCGTATTAACGGGGATTCAAATAAACTTTTATTTTTGGCAGTTAGACGATTTCGATACAGCAAACAACAATCAACACAACGAACAGAATAATTTGATAACGTGGGGTTAATTCGGACTTCCGTTTAGCGTGCATTTAATTCCCCCCATTAAACAGCTTGATAGCCCCCAGAAGGAACCTATCAGCACGGGTAAGCATCAACTCCGCCATTTCTTTAGACTGGCCTGTAACCTCACAGAACAACCGTACTTTCATCAAGTAAGTTGATTCCTCAACCGTTTTAACTAGGTTGTCGTAATCGGAATTAACACGGGTGGTATTACCAGGTTCAGCCAGTGTGAACACAGGAGTTGTTACGGGGGATACATGAGCCTGTTGACGATTCCAGACACAAACAGCAGCATCAAAAATCCAGTTGATGTCATCGTCAATTTGAACAGGGGAGGTGTTGCCAGCGTAGGAAACAATAGCGTCGATCTCTTCGTTGATTTCGAGCGCTTCGACGTGGGCGGATTCAACCAGTGCTTTCGCTTCAAGCTGTTCAGCACAACGAACCAGATCCTGTACCAGATGGGCTTTGCGCTTGTAATCGGTAGGGAAGTCGTAAACACTTGTTAAGCCAGCTTGTTCAACACCAGTATTCCATTCGGCAACGTGAGCGGAGATTTTGATCGCAGGTTTAGAATTGATACGTTCGATGATGTCACGAGCATGAGAAGCGAGAAGTTGAGCGGCAGTTTTCATTGATAACCCCTTGATTCTGTTAAGATTCAGGAGACTGTTAGCTTACCTCCCGTTCGATAGGGGGTAATGTACTTGAGTGTTACCGATGGTCACACCCAGCACCGCCATGGTGGTAAAGCCCAGACCGGTCAGCACGGCGTGAATGAGGTACAGCACCGGCGCCACGAACAGGAACAGGAACTCGATCGGTTCAGTGGTTCCGCCCACCACGCAGGCAATGACGCCGGAGATCAGCAGACCTTTAATCTTATGACGGTTTTCCGGACGAGCGCAGTGGTACATCGCCAGCGCGGCACCCGGCAGACCGCCGAGGAAGGCCGGCATTTTACCCTGGGAGAGGAAGCGGGTGGCGCTCTCCGAGAAGCCGTGGGTGGTCGGGCAGCTCAGCTGCGCCTGGAAGATGGTCAGCGCGCCGCTGACGTCGTGGCCGCAAACGTCCATCGTGCCGCCCGCTTCAGTGAAGCGGATCAGGGCCACAAGAATATGCTGAAGCCCAAAGGGTAACAGCAGACGTTCGCCGGTACCGAAGATCATTGGGCCAAAATCACCGGCGCTGTTAATGATACGGCCAATACCGGTAATGCCCATGGCGAAGACCGGCCATATCAGCGGAATGATCAGGCCAAACAGCCCCATCACCACGAGGGTGATGATGGGCACAAAGCGGGTACCGCCGAAGAAGGCCAGCGCGTCCGGCAGGCGGATATTGTGAAAACGTTCATGAAGCATCCAGATGATCACGCCCGCGATCACGGCCCCGAGGATCCCGGTATCAATAGACTGAATACCAATCACGCTCTGAATGTTGTTAGCCTTCAGGATTGCCGCGTCGGTGGTCGGCAGGATGCCTTTGGCGGTCAGCCAGAAGTTAACCGCCAGGTTCATCACCGCGTAGCCAACGAAGCCGGCAAACGCCGCTACGCCTTTGTTTTCGCGGGCCAGCCCCAGCGGGATGGCGATACAGAACATCACCGGCAGGAAGCTAAAGGCAAAGGAGCCGACCTTGCTCATCCAGATAAAGATCGCCTGCAGCACAGGATTTCCCAGAACCGGGATCAGGGTAACGACATCGTGGCTGCTGAGTGAGCTGCCGATGCCCAGCATGATCCCGCAGAAGGAGAGCAGAGCCACGGGCAGCATAAAGGTCTTACCCAGTTGCTGGAAAAATTCCCATAGCGAGATTTTTTGTGCTGCTTTCGCCGTCATA